CGGCTGTAAGGTCATCAGCTATTTTTTTATTAAACGCAAAACCTTTCCCACCAATAAATGGAATTTTAGTATCCCCAACTTTTGATGGAACATACACAGCAGGTAAATACTGAGTAAGATAATCGGCCATATTGACCGAGATTCTAGCAAATGGATAAAGAAACTTTAAAGCCCTATTACTCTGCATAAGGTTAGACATCTTAGAAAAAGGTATTCCACCAAAAGTAAAATCTTTTCCTGAATGTGCATTGTATTGCTTTGTTAAAGAAATTTCCCTCGCATGGTCAACAGCATCGTTAAAATTGTCGATGTTATCCATTTCTTTTTTTACAGCAGCAAAATAATTATTTTCAAAGTCAGCATTAAACTTAGCAAAGTCTGCATCGTTCATAGCAGTTAATTTTTTTCCTACCTTCTGCTTGGCATACATAGACATCTTCTTAAATACAACCATCGACTTAAACGCATCATCAGTAGCGTTCAAAGTACGAAGAGGAGCAGAATGGACTAACTTAGTTTTTTCCCATAAATCAGTACCAGACATAGCTTCTGTAGCATCGTCTAAAATAGTCTTTTGAAAAACACTTCTTGCCTGTTCATCAGAATAACTTTTTCCACCATTAAGATTAAAATGATCTGTGAGCATCTCAAGGTCATGATCATTTAATGATTTATAAACAGTTCCATATTTCTCACTACCTGGATCAACTACTGATTTACCAGATGAAAATGCTTCTTTAAAAATTTGCTTAGGAGTTTTCAAAGTACCGTCAGCTTTTCTAAAACCTGCCAAAACTTTAGAACTTGCTATAAGCCTTAAAGCAGCATCATTATTAGCATCTACTTCTTCTATTACCTTGATGACATCTTTAAATCTTTTTGTATCTAAATTTTCTAAACCATAGTAACTAGCTTTATTAAAATGCTTAACTGCAAGATCTTCTAATTTATCTAGACCTGTAGAAACCATTAAGCCAGCAGCGTTTTTAATAAGAGTTGTTGGTCCCCATAAAAGGTTGTTGTAAGTATAAACACCAAAGTTATGTAATACTTTTTCTAAGGGCTCACCTTTAGCTAGGTCAGCTATAGCTTGATTTGGGCTCTCACCATTTTTAATACGAATATGTAGATCATTAATCTTACCTGCTAACCTTTTTACTTCAGATGGATCAGCAGCCATAAGTTTTTCAAGCATTTTAACTTGAGTCTCTGGATCAATAAAATTTTTAGTCTTAACTTCTATTTCTGAAAGCTTTTCAAATGTTTTCTGTCTAACATCAGATCTATATTGCCTAAGTCCAGACCCCATAGAGCTTTTTCTTTGGGCTACTTTTAAAGATAACGCCTGCATCCCTTTATAGGCTTCCATAAAATTAGCGGCCATAACTTGCATTAATTTTTTTGAATCTTTGCTACCATCAGCTAATGTATTAGCTACCTTTTGGGACAAGTTACCTAAATTTTCTAAACCCTTCTTTAAGATATATTGCTCAGTTAGTATAACCGCAGGGATATTAGCAATGTCTTGACGTTCAAATTCATCAAGAGCTTTAAGATCAAACGTAATATCTTTATTATCTTTAAAGAATTTTTTTACGTCTTCCCTTAACTCAATATCTGATTTCTTTTCAATATTTAAACCAAAATATTTTCCTGCAGCATCATCGATTTCTTTTTGTAAAACATTATCTTTACTAACTAAAGCAACAAGGTCTTGAATATCGCTATCTTCTTTATTCATTACGGCCAAAAAGTTGGCGTCATTTACAGCACTTTGATTCAAGTTTTTTGTACTAAGAGGAGTAAATACCTGACCAGTAGATTTATATAAAACAGGGTCAAAATTTTTTAATCGATCAAGAAACTGTATGTTCTCATCAACATGCTTAACAGTGTCGTTAAACTCTTTTTGGAGAAAAGGCTGAACATTTTTATTTTGAGCAGCTTTACCCATAACAGATTTAAGACCTTTTATGTCATTTGATTTCTTAGCGACATCATATTCTTTTTTTATAACGTCAGTTTCTTGCTTTGACTTATTAAGGCTATTTAACTCTCTCTGGGAGGCTTTATATTCTTTAGATTTTTTATCTAAACCCTCCATACTTTTTTTAATTTGAGATACTCTATCGTCTATACCTTTAATACCAAGTTCAAGAGTTCTTCCAATAGCTCCCCAAATAGGTTGAGGGTTTAGAACACCGGCGTCGTCTTTTAAATAACCACTGAAATTATCATAAAGCCAATTGACTTCATCTTTCATAAAATCTTTAAAGACATAACCTTTAAATTTTGCATCATCGAACTTTTCTCCTCTAGGAATTTGTTCGGCATAATCTAACATGAGGTTAGGTTTTTTATTAATCTGCTTAGCGATGGATATTTCACGGATCGCTTTAATAGTGTTTTTTGATTTTTTAAGGCCCTCTATAATTGCAGCAAAGGAACCACCTGTAACTATTCCCTCTAAGCCCCCCTTCAATCTGGCTTCAAATTCTGTATCGTCCTCGTCAACGTGCATCATCCTAAATAAAAGTGGGACTTTCTCTTTTTCATTCTTATCCGCAAACAAATTTATTAATGTTCCAGATTCTTTATCAGTAATAACCGCATTGATAACCCCTTCAGATAATAAAAATGCTGCTCCCTTCTGGATTCGTCCTGCAGCTTTCGTGGCCTTAACTACGGCCATACTCGCACCACCAGGGCCAACTATAGAG